ATGCCGAGCAGGAACGCATGATGGACATGCCGAACATGGAGATGCCTGAAGAGCAGGAGGGCGAATGAGTGCCGCCTGGACGCGTAAAGAAGGCTAGAACCCAGCAGGGGGATTAAATGCTGAAAGCCCGGGCCATTAGCGCCCGTAATGCTAAAGGCAAATAATAACGGCGTGGCTTATTAATTGATTTGCTTGTATTCTTTATGGTATTGATGTTTACGCATGTCCACAGAGCTTAACAACTCGGCACCCGACGCCCTCGTCGCCCCCGTCAGTGACATGATGATTGACTCCAGTCACGAAACGCCTGAGCAGATTCAGGCGAATCTAGACTCGGATGTTGTGGTGGAGTCTACCGCCCCCGACTTGCCGGTAGACGAGCCGGTCAAAGCCGCTCCGGTTAAAAGCAATCGCCGCAGCGACCCCACCGAAGCGGTCAAGGCCGCGATTGCCAAACAGCGTGAAGCAGAACGTCGGGCCGAAGCGGCGGAAGCCCGTGTGCAGCAGTTGGTGCAGCCAATTCCCGTGGAAGCCGAGACGGCTCCCGACTGGTCGCGCTTTAAGACCATGCCCGGGGTGCCACGGGTCGAGCAGTTTGACGCTTACGAGGATTACTCGATGGCGCTGGCCGCGTTTGTGGCCGATGCGCGACATCAGGAACGCGATGTGGTGCGCCATCAGGCTTACCAGCAGCGCCAGATCGAGGAATCGCAACAGCAGCAGCAGCAGCAGTGGATGTCTCGGTTGCAGGACGCCTCCGCGCAAGATCCTGACCTGATGGCGTCCCTCAACCCCGATACACCCATGTCGCTGCCGATGCAGCACCTGGCGATGGATAGTCCGGTCGGCATTGAGATGCTTAAGTGGCTCTCGGCCAACCCTGAAGAATCTCAGCGTTTGTCCACGCTGCACCCGGCTGAAACATATCGGGAAATGGGCAAATTAGAAGCACGACTTGAAGCTGCCTCTGTACGCGGCCCAGCCCGAGTCGTTAGTTCTGCGAAAGCGCCAATCAAGCCGCTTGGTACTTCGCCACCAGTAGCCGACCCGTTTGCAATTACAGACGAACTCTCGATGGATGAACATTTCCGTCGGATGAATGCCGCTGATCGTGCGGCGGGTCGAATGTAACCCATTCGTTGAAAGGATAGTCTGTGGCTAATACCCTCGCAACCCCGTCGTGGACGACCAAGGAAGTCGCCCGTGGATTTATCAACAAGTTGGTGTTCCTTGCCAACGTTAACCGCACGTACGACTCGCAGTATGAAGTCGCGGGTGCCAAAGTCGGTAATACCGTCAATGCGCGACTGCCCCAGCGGTTCACCGTCACGGATGGTCAGGCGCTGCAGTTGCAGAACCTGTATGACCAGACCGTGCCGATCAGCCTGACCAACCAGAAGAACGTGGCGTTTGGTTACTCGTCGGCACAGGCCACTACGGAACTGGACAACATCCGCGCTCGATACGTTGATCCGGGTTCAGAAGCCCTTGCCAACGCGGCGGAAGTGCTGGCGTTCAATGCGGTCTACCGCGACATCTACAGCTCGGTGGGCGTCCCCGGCACTACGCCGAGCGCGACCTTGACCTACCTACAGGCCGGTGTGAAGCTGACCGACCTCTCGACCCCGCTCAAGGGCCGTGTGGCCGTGTTGGATCCGCTGGCGATGTCCACGCTGGCCAACACGACCAGTTCGCTGTTCAACCCGGGAGCCATTATCTCGGAGAACTACGAAGAGGGCATGTTTGGTCGCCGCCAGTTGGGCGTTGATAAGTGGTTGCAGGATCCGGTGCGTCCGACGCACACGACCGGCACCTTTACCGCGTCTACCCCGCTGGTCGATGGCGCAGGCCAGACCGGTTCGACCATCAACATCGACGGCTGGGCCTCCGGCGCGTCGTCGCTGAAGAAGGGTGACATTTTCACCATTGCTGGCGTGAACTCGGTTAACCCCCTGTCGTACTCGTCCACCGGTCGTTTGCAGCAGTTCGTGGTGACCGCCGATACGTCGGATTCGTCGGGCGCGATGGCAACTCTGCCGATTAGCCCGTCGATTGTTACGTCGGGTCAGTTGCAGACGGTCGATGCTTCGCCTGCGAACAACGCGGTGGTCACCGTCCTTGGCGCAACCGCTGCCGCTGGTGGCACGTTGGCGACCACCACCTCGCCGCAGTCATTCGTCTATCACCCCGACGCCTTTGCGTTCGTGATGGCCGACCTGATGAAGCCAGGCGCGGGTGCGGAATCCACCACGGTGCGGAGCAAAGCCCTCGGCTTCAGCATTCGCATGGTGGAGCAGTATCAGATTGGCACGGATCAGAACCCGAGCCGTCTGGACATTCTGATTGGTGCGGCAACGATTCAGGCGCGCCTTGCAGCGCGGGTGTGGGGTTAAGTCATGGCATTGGTTACGACAACGCTTGGAGCCGCTGTTGCGGTCACGGACAACGTTATTGTGGTGGCCTCGGCTACTTCACTGACCGCTGGTCGCCTCATTCGCGTGGATGGCGAATGGATGCAGATCAATCAGGCGTATACCGGCGGCACGACCGTGGGTGTGACGCGCGGACAGCAGGGATCGGTCACGGCGGCACACCAGAGCGGTGCTAACGTGATGACCGCACTGGCGTCGGATCTGGCGCAGGCACCGAGTCAGGTGAACGAAGGCGTCCTGTATCCGGGTCAGATGTCGGTCAGCACCACGTCGTATAGCGCCGCTGGCGCAATTGCGTTTGGTCTGTCGCAGTGGACAATTGCCATTATCAACGGCACGTCGGCGCTGGCGATGACGATTGCCAACCCGACGAAGGATCAGGATGGCTGCTACCTGCACATCGTGGCGAACGGCAAGGCCGCGCACACGGTGACCTACACGGCGGGTTTGGGCAACGGCGGGGCCAGTTTCGATGTCGGCACGTTCTCGGGGACGCTGGCCATGTCGTCGCTGTTGGTCGCGGCTAACGGTTTCTGGGTCAGTGTCGGCCCGACAACCGCTACCGCGATTGGTGGATCGCCCACCTGGGCGTAACACACGTTGAGGGGGGCGGCATACCGCCGTCTCCCTCGTTTTTCTGAGGATCTATGGCGATCATTCACAATCCCGACAGCGAAATCTCCCGCGAAATGGCCCAGTGGAACACGCAGAAGCGCCATGGCGGCAAGAATGCCAATGGGTATGAGCCGTTCCCGGACATGCTGTACAAGGCATTTGCCCGTGATAACGGCAAAGTCATGTGTGGTGATCCGCTGGCAGCGGTGGGTGATCCGGTCGGAGAAGCGTTTGCACGGTCGTGCCAGTTGACCGTGGGCAACGCGGAAGAGCGTGATCGGGCGTTGGCGCAGGGCTGGTCTACCGGCCCCATGGAAGCCATTGAGAAATACGAGCGCGACATGCGCTCGATTGCTGAAGTCACCGCGCAGCGGCACTTTGCCGATCGGCGGCTGGGTGAGTTGGCGCAAGCGGAAGCCAAGTTGGCGGATGACGCCACGCACGAACAGGTGCCTGCGGTGCCGGAAACGCCCGTGCGTCGAAAGCCGGGTCGCCCGTTGAAGGTGAGGACGTAAATGGCACAAGCCAGTGGCACGTATAATCGCGTTGTGTCGGCGACCAAAAGCGATACCGTCAACTTTGATGGCAGCACGTATGCGGCCAATGCCGCGACCAAGGCCATTCCTGCCGATGCCATTAGCGTGGATACCGCAGGTAATGTGGCGTTGGTGTTAGAAAACGGAAGCACGGCGTTGATGCATGCAGTGGCTGGCGCTATCGTTCCCGTCAAATGTATCCGCATCAATAGCACTAACACAACGGCGACCGGCTTTAACGCGCTCTATCAGGTGTAACCGTGACGGTGTCCCAACTGATTACTGCCGCGCTCCAAGACTTGCGCGTGTTGCAGGTGGGAGAGACGGTATCGGCGAACGACTCGGCGTTTGCACTCGACCGGTTGAACGACTGGGTGAACAGTCTCGCCAACGAGGGCTTGACCGTGTACGCTCAGGCCCGAACGTTGTGGACGATCTCGACCGCCGCCAACTACACCATTGGCGTCGGTGGGGTCATCAACTGTGCGCGTCCAACCGGCCCGATGGACATTACAAACATTGGCTTTCAGGACACCTCGGTGTCTCCGACAATTGAATATAACCTCGGGCCCGTGCTGACGGAAGACGCTTATGCGGGTATCGCGCAGAAGGCGTTAACCTCGGTCTATCCACAGGCCGCGTATTACAACCCGACGTGG